CGTTGCTCATATCAGATTGCTCCTTGTTCTTCGAGTTGCTCCAACATGCCCCAAGGCTCGCCCAGCTTGTTGACCACGAGGTGATCGAAGTGAGCAGCCATCAAGGCGATGTCGGAGATGTGATAAGTCTGGTCATCGACGCCTGGAATGAACCAGTCGCGGACGATGCGAACCGTGTTGACCTTGGCCCAATCCATGCGCAGATCCTCAAGGGCCTTCAGCTCGTTTGGCAGGCGACAGTCGGTGACCACCACCATGTCCTTCGAGGAATCCTCAAGGCCCTTACGGACTTCAATAAGACCCTGATCGAGCCACACGTTGGGTTCCTTACAGAACTCTCGGCGGTACTCGGTGCCGTATTGCTGAAGGTGCCAGCGAGGTGATCGTGGGATCAGGTGGTCAACCAGAGGTACATGCTGTGAGTACAGCCAGTCACGGTATGGGCTGATTGGAAGGGCATCTATCGCGAGGTCAGACGATGGCTGGTCCTTCTCGGACTGGTGCATGTGCTTCTCCAAGATCCTCGCCTCGATCTCATTGAACGAGAGGACCTCAGCACATTGCTTCTTCAAGATGTCCGCAAAGGCCACCCGATGGACCCGATAACCCTTCGATTCGAGCAGAGCGATCAGGGTGTCCTTGCCGGACTTCCCACGGATGGAGTTGAGGACGAGGATTTGTTTCTGGCTCATCCACGCACCCACTTAATGAAGGTACGGAAGGCCGCAACGATGGTCGCCCAGAAGCCAAGCTGTTGAGCTGGGAACTGGTCGATCACTGGAGCTGGACCGAAGCGCCGCAAATTGTCTGCCTTGGCTTCTCGGGATTGGGCTGTGCGATGAATGAAGGAACGGTCTTTCATATTGGTTCTCCTGTTCACGGTTTGAATGTGTGTCGCAACAGTGAGGGTTTTTAATGTTTGGACTTGAGCAGCCACGGGACGAAGCAGTAAACAGCTACGAATCCCCAAGCTATCGAAGCGATGTGTTTCATAGATTTATCCTATTGTAATTGGCACAAAAAAGCCCCACCGACCGAAGTCGATGAGGCTCATTGAGTTACTCGTTAAAGAAACCAAGCTCGCGGTAGGCATCACCACGACAGTTCCACCGGCTTACCTCTCGGTAGCCCCACGTCGAGTCCATCTCAGGGACTGGTGGATGCCCCTCAGAGTATTCCTCAACTGCCCAAGTCGGCTCAGGTTTCTTGAACCATCCGGGGCGTCTCCAGCCAATGTAACGAACCCGGAAGAGTGGCTTGCGAGGGTCTTTGTTGAAGTCCAAAGGTCACTCCTTGATGAATGGGGAAGAGATCCCACGGAACGAGTCGAACGAAGGGTGACGCAGAGACCCATCAGGGTAGCGCTCCATGAAGGTCACCTTGGCGGTGTTCCCATGGTACGGGTTGGCTACGTTCTTCCCGTCCTGCATAACAATGATGTCGCGGCGATAGTCCGTAACCTCGAAGGTGAACTCATCCATCAGCTTGCGGGAGATCTTGCAGGCGTTGACCACATGACCGCTCTCAAGGAGGACCTCAAAGCCAATCACCTTGCCCTCATTGGCCTTCCCTTTAGTGCCCCACACCAAACCCTGAACGATCCCATCCTCGTTGTCATCAGGGACCATCTTCCACCAGCCGGTGACCTTCGAGCGGCGATAGTTGCCCATCGGACTCTTAATGACCAACCCTTCTTCACCACGCTCACGGACCGCGTTGTAAACCTCAGTGAGGCTCAAAGGGGTCTCAGTGGGGATCTCGTTGCCTTCCTCGTCCATTACGACCAGGGGCTCACAGGGTTCCATTGAGTAGACCTCGAAGGACTCACTAACGCGCCAGTCAATCTCTGGGAAGTATTCCTTGAGCTTGGTCACTTGGTACTCAACGTGCATCTTACGGACGCTCGTGAAGACCTCGTACTCAGCACCTGAGAGGACAGCATCCAGTGGCACGATGTCGAAGACGTAGACCCGGATCTTGTCGGTTGCTACTGGGTCACCTTTTCGGGCCAGATTGCCGCTGGTGTTCTTGCAAGGGAGTTCCTCGCCAGCCTCGTCCAGCAGGATCAACTCAGCGTCCAGCATGAATCCCTCAGGGAACATCGCTTCGCCCAGGTTAGGGTTGAAGAACTTCGCCCAGCGAGGGTCTCCGCAAAGTGGCGAACCACCTTCGAGGATCGCAGGGAAGCCCTTGCCTTCACGGCTCAGCCAATCCGCAAACCAGCCCTTGAAGTCAGCATCAGCGATGTCAGGTTGGACGCACAGGTTCAAGCGGACACCATCCTTCTTCACATCGACGATCAGATAGGACTCATCGAGAACCTCTTGGACCGCCTTAGCGTTGAAGTCAGTTGGGCGGAATGGTTTGGTGTTGAGGACTACAGGGCGGATATTGGACACAGGGAGTTCCTTATTTGGATTCGGTAGTGGTGGTCTTGCTGGTGCGTTTGGCGCGAGGCTTCTTCACGGGCTCCAAAGGAACCTCAGCGTCATCTTGTAGGACCGGCACAGCGTTCACTTCGGTGACCTCAGGTTCCTTCGAGAGGACCTTCATGAGGGTCTTAAAGTGAGCCTCAACGGCACGGACGGTTACAGACTCAGCGCCCAGGCGCAGGGCCTCGATGCGAGTCTCAAGGTCACCCGAGAGGAAGCGGTTGTCCATGAGTTCCTCAGCGTTGTAGCCGGTGCGGTGCTGGGTAACTTGGTCACCGATGGTGGTGCTGGTTTCGATGAGGATCAGGTCGTCAACTTTGGACGAGGTAGCAGATACAGTGACTTGCATGATTAGAGGGTCTCCCATTGAGCGCGTTGAGTACGGGTTGATTTGTTGAGCTTGCCTTTGCGAGACCGCAGGGCCTCCATCTCGTCAGCGTTGCGACGGGGGGCGTTCTTACGGTTCTTCTCGAAGTTAGCGATCATGCTGAATAGATTCCTTATGCGAAAATAGTGAGGTTGAGCAGGTCGGTGCGTGGGACGATTTGAATCCCCGTCTTACCCGTGTGACGATCCTTTAGGACCTCGATGCAAACCATTCCGGGCTTGTCAATTACATTGAACGAGACGATTCGGATGGCCTTGTTGGCGTACTGCATTTGTTCACTGCGATTCATTAGGATTCCTTTAGGCGAATGCGAAGTCAGATTTGAGGATTTCACGGATGTCCAGAGTTCCCATCGAAGGAAGCTCAGGCATCTTTTCAAGTTGGGACTCGTGTAGTTGCTCCATGAACTGCTCACGGAAGTCAGCAAGTACATCGTTATTCTCATAGGTCTCGACCATTGTTTCCCGGACGGCCTTAAAGAGCTTTCCAGCGTGTGCCGCAATAGTTCCGAAACTGTCGTGAATCAAACTGAAGAAGTTGATCCCGTAGTTTTCGTGGGCATGTACCACAGTCTTGCGGAGGTGGCTGCCATCCTGTGAGTGAACAAAGTTCGGAGAGATGCCCGACTCTTGCTTCCTCGCATTGATCTTGTTGGTGCCGTCATCGCGAAGGTTCACCGTGGCTTGCAGACGGATGTCCCCGAGGAACATGAGGTCTACGCGGCGAGTCGCGGGAATGGTGTACTCCTGCCAAACTGGGAAGCCATCAGGTGTGGTCCAGTAGACAGGCATCGCAGGCTTCAAGACATCTTTGGTCTTCTTGCACTTGACCTCAGCGGCCAGCAGCTTAGCGGCACGTTGGAGCCAGTTCATTGCTTCTACAGCGGCGACCACAACCACGCTCACAGAGTCCCAGATCAGACCGGCCATAAAGCGGCTCGCTTCACCCGGTGACGTGAACATGTGGCCTTCATCGTTGTCGATTGCTTTCTTAACGATGTCCTCACGGACCTGATCAGCAAACCCGTAGGCTTTCGATCCATAAGCGAGGGTCATAACGGATCGTTTGGTAACCTTTCGGGACATCCCGTAGGTCAGCCACGCAATACTGAGGGTTTTTGTTCCCAGCTTGCGGATCTCCTTGATTTCCCCGGTGTTCTCATCGGTGACCACTTCGGTCCAATCGGCTGTTCCGGTTTCTGAGAGGACCTTTAGAGCGGCTTCCACTTCGTCACTGACGAGCTTGTAGATGTCCTGAACGGATTCAGAAGGGACAAGGTTGACTGCGCGCCCACCTCGTTCATCACGCAGCATCGCGGAAAAATGCTGGATTCCAGAGCAAGAGCCGTCGAACGCAATCGGAAGGGCGCTAACCCACTCGACTCCTTGATCCACAACGCCAGCCCACTCGAAGCAAAAGGCCAGGAAGCAGAAGGGCGAATCCATTTGCATCCACGAGGTGTTATTAAGTGGGTCTTCAGCACATCCGAGGATGAGTTCTTCATTGTCCAATACCCATTGCTTGCGTTCCGGAAAGGGGACCTTATCGACCCCCGCAGTGTTGGCCCCGTGAATCATGAGCCATTGAATCCCTTCCTCGCCTACAGGTTCCCCTTGAGCTGCCTGCAAGATCCCCTTCGTCATGTCGTTGGACTGAGGGTTGAACGCAGGGATCGCATAGACCCGGCCACGCCAATCGAGGTTGTACGGGAAGTAGATCGCATCGTAGCCGCTGAACTTGTTGGCTTGCTCCAGGGCAAACTCATAGGCCAACCGGCGAGAGACCCTTGCGGAGTCCTTGCGGTAAACCCCAGCGGCTTCCTTCTTCCACGCCTTGAGGGCTTCCTCGTTGGTGTCGATGTCGTGCGGCTTGATGGGCAGCTCTTGGCGTTCCGTTGTGGGGAACTCCTTGATCTGTACGTTCTTCCATTGGATCACCGCATTGGCAACTTCGAGGACCTTCTCGTTCACCTTCCAGGCCGTCTGTTGGGCGATATTGA